GATCCCCTTGAGCTCGCGCATGAAGACTTCTTCTTCACGGTTGCCGCGATCGAACAGGCGCTTGATGCGGCCTGGGAATTTCTTCTTCGTGGCCCAGCGGAAGCTGTACCAGATAGCGCGGTCGCACGGCCGGCCAATCTCACTTGCGCCCAAGTGTGGGCGCGGCTCGTCAGGTTGCTTGTCCCACCACTGCACGATTGCGTCTGCCGTAGTGTGGGTGTGAACAGGTTCAGGTAGTCTCATGTTCAGCTCTCAGTTGAAGGTGGGGTACTCGCTGCACCTTGGCCCCGGACGGTTGCCCTCCGGTCATTACCTACATGCGCCATCAGCATCCGCTTTCCCCCGTGATTGACTAGGCCGCGGCCTTTCTGGTTTTCCACACGGGCGGCGCCGATGCAGCGGGTGCTGCCTGCGGGGTTGGGGCCGGTGCCGACTGGCGCAGGGCAGGGCTACTTGGTACCGGCGCGCTGTTGCTGCTAGGGCTGTAACCCTTGACGCGGTTTTGCGGGCCGTAGCCTTCGCGCTGCTCGATGTCGATGTCAAGCACCACCGGCAGGTTGTGCAGCTGGTTGCTGTCTTGCAGGTTCAGCACGCCGACTGCGCGGCACAGAGCAGACAGCTGGCGCTGGCTGATCTCTTCTGCCTTCTTGTTGGCATTGCGAATGTTCAAGCGCTCCCAGATCTTGCGACTCTTGCCCTGGCCATCGAGCACCTCGAAGGTAATCTCCAGGTACTCGCCCGTGCCGTTCTTGGTGGGCTTGATTTCAGAGGCGACAGCCATGCAGAGATACTTGCCCTTGGGCAGAACATCAAAGGTGTCTGCGGGCTCGACGTTGTTTGCATCGAAGTTCAGTTGTGCCATGGTTCAATTTCCTTTCAGTTGGCGATGGATGTTGCAAAGCTCTCCCAAGACAGCGGGAGGGAATCGGGCAGGCCGTAGCGGTTCTTGGCCAGGTAGGCGGGTTTCTCGGTCGTGTACATCAGGCGCTCGCCGGTGGTCACACCGCGGCGCACTTCCTTGTTGAAGCCGACCTCAGTTTCTTTGGTGATGACGCGGTAGTTGCAAAAGAGCACGGCGTCGCACCACTCTTGAATCAGCGCGCTGCTGCGCTCCTGGAGCTTGGGGCGGTAGCGGTCATAGGGCTCCGTCTCAGGCGAGTCAAAGCGTTTGATCTCGGTGTGGGCGATTAAGACCACGGCCATGCCGCGCTCGTCACGCAGCGCGTTTAAGCCTTCTAAGATCTGGCGCCAGTAGCCAGCGGCGATCACCGCACCCTTGCCGTAGGCAAGATCTTTCTCCTGGTGCGTGGCGTGAATGTCAGACCAGATGAGGTTGTCGAGCCAGTCGAGCGAGTCGATGACGACGGTACCGAAATTGTGATCATCAGAATACAGTGTGCCAATCGCATCAAGCACTTCCTGAAAAGCCGTGGCTAGGGGGAAGTGATCGACCTCGAGGCGGCCCAGGCCATCCTCGGTGATGATGAAAATCGGGTTCGGTGCGCCGGCGCCGAAGGTGGTTTTGCCCAGGCCGTGTGGTCCATAGATCATCACGCGAGGGGCTTTGATGCCAGTTGAGCGTTTGATTGAGTTCAGATTGAATGCCATGGTTTGCTTTCAGCTAGGTTTAAGGGCGCCAGACCAGCAGATCCAGCAGGCCGACGACGATGGCAGTTGCGTAGACCACCATCGTGAGGACTTGCAAGCGGTTCATGTTTCGTCCCACGTTGCTTTGGCGATGGCGGCAGCCACTGTTGCAAGTGTGCCGCCGTCGATTGTGTACAGGTCAGATCTGACTCGAAGGAGAGCGGCGTCATTCATCACCATTTCCAGTGCTTTCAACAGATCAGGCGCAGCGGCCATCAGTTGAGCGTTGCCTACTGCCTGTTCGGTATTTGGGGGGCCGACACGCGCCAAGAACGAATCGTATGACACTACAGACATTGCTCCGGCGTAGTCCTCGCGGACCTTCCAGGGTCCCGGTGTGTGCGCGCTCATGCTTTCACCTCGACGCTGGTTTTGGCAGCCTTGACGGTAATTGCCTTGGCGAGCTTGGCCCAGATTGCCGGCTCGTTGGCGCGCAGGTACTTGGCGCCGGTCTGATCGAGCTCGACCTTGGTTTTAATGGGGCGAAATTCCTGCGGGAGCTTCGCGCAAATGTCTTGCAGCGCAGCCATGTCGGCGGTGTAGGTTTGCTTGCCAGTGATGGTGAGCTTGAATCCGTTGGCGAGCTCGTGCGTCTCAGCACCTTCGTCGCGCTTGCCAAGCAGCGCGATCATCTGCTCCTCGATGGCAACGCGGCGCTTGGTCGCAGCAGCTTCAGCTGCCTTGGCGCCGATGAATTGATCGACCAGCTCTTCGATGGTGGTGGTGGTTTGGGTTGCGAGTGCGAGTGACATGGTCAGTTCTCCTGTTAGTTAGCAAATTCAAGCTCGATGTCTGATGGATTGATCCAGTCGGCGATCTGTACGGCGCGCTGGCCATTGCGCTGTTGAACGAAGCGGGTGGTGCTGGCGAGGTGGCAGTACTGCAAGCCGTCGTCGCGGACAACGCCGTGGCCGATAACAGCCCAGATGTCGCCGTCGTGGTGAATGAGTTCGAGCATGTTCAGTTCTCCAGTTGGTTTCAGTTGCTGGCGCAGTGCCAGTGATTGAGATTCTGCCCCAACGTTGAGGAAATCTCAACACTCAAACGAAAACAATACGTGAAAAATATTCACCAATTATCAATATGTTACAGCGGCTGAATCCACAGGACCCGTGCGGCCCAGGCAATCTTCTGGTTTTCCAGTACCGGGCCGCTATCAGGTGAGAGCACCAGGTTGTAGAGCTCGCGCTTGTAGCCGCGGCGCACGATGCCTTGCAGCAGCCGGCCGTCTTCCACGGCGACCAAGCAGAGTCGGTCCATGGATTGGTCTGGGGGCTCTTGTACGCCTGAGACGAAGTATAACCAGCCGTCGAAGGTGGTTTGGACCATGCGCACCTGGATGGCAAACGAGCCCGAGGGCACGTCGGGCGGGGCGATGGCGGTGTCGTGGGTGCCTTTGGGCAGCAGGGTGACGATCGATCCTGGGCCGATGTAGCCGGCAATCGGCACTTTGCGCACGTCGTCCAAGACCTCGATGCCGGCCTGGCGCATGACTTCGGTGACAGGTAAGAGCAATTGACCGGCAATGGCCTTGGCTTCGTCCATAGACATGGCTCGCTTGCCAGCGAACATGTAACTGATGGCTGCAGGGTCCAAGTCAATGCGCTTGGCGAGCTGGCGCTGCGATAGACCAATGCGCGCGAGCTGTTCTTGGAACCAGGCTTTGTTAACGGCGGAGGAATTGCCCATTGAGCTTATATCGGGATTGGGCTCTAGATATTGAGGCAAACGCAACATGGAGTCAACGGCAGTTATAATCATTCTTGTGGGCAACAAAGTATTGAAGGGGCGAAGGATTTTATTGAATCTGTAAGTGTTGGTTTTTTTTGAGATAAGCGATGAGTAAAACAAAACACGATGCGCAGCCCGCAATGTCGGTGGTGATGCGATTGGGCGGTTGTCGGGCAGTGGCGCGATTGGTGGGCGTGAGTCCGTCAGCGGTGTCTCGCTGGTGTACGCCGGCGCCATTAGGTGGTACGGGTGGCCGGATTCCGCAGCGACATTGGGGCAGCTTGATTGCGCAAGCGGCCAAGCGTGGTGTGGTGCTGGACGCACAAACGCTGGCCGGATTGCCTCGGCCTAGTTGATGAGAATAACCCAACACGGTGCGATAATCTAACCGCCAGCGCCGATGCCCTTGTCTAGCTAACGAGGGTTTCATCGACTCCCCTGTCCCGAATATCGGCGCTGGCATCTTTAAGGACAGGGCAAAAAAACAACAATGGGACGGGGATGCAGTTAACTTCGGAATCTATAGCACGCCATCTAGGCGGCGCATCAAAATCTGGCGACAACTGGTCGTGCCGCTGTCCAGCGCACGAAGACCAGCGCGCGTCGCTATCTATCAAAGAAGAGTCCAACGGCAAGCTTCTAGTCCACTGTCATGCAGGCTGCGCACAGGCGGACGTGGTGGCAGAACTCAAGGCGCGCGGTCTTTGGAACACACCTAAAACAGTCATTTCACCGGATCCATTACCGGTGCAAATCAATCTGGGGCAAGGAAAAGGCCAGGTCATTGCCGAGTACAGCTACACCGACGAGCATGGCCAGCTGCTCTACCAGGCACTGAGGTATGTGCCGAAGGATTTTAGGCAGCGCGCACCAATCAATGGCAGCGGGTGGACCTGGTCAATCAAGGGTGTGCGCCGGGTGCTGTATCGGCTACCCGAAGTTCTTGCCGCCATCGCAGAGGGCAAAACGGTTTATGTCTGCGAGGGCGAGAAGGACGTTGAGGTAGCGCGGTCCTTGGGTCTGGTTGCGACCTGCAATGCGATGGGTGCGGACAACGGGTCCGGCAACAAGTGGCTGCCGGAGTTCGGGGAACTCTTGCGGGGCGCAGATGTCGTGGTCGTGCCGGACCAGGACGAGCCTGGCGGGCGTCACGCTGAATGGGTAATTAGTACCCTGCGAGACAAGGCGCGCAGCGTCAGAGTCGTCAATCCTACGTCAGGTAAAGACTTGGCCGACTGGATCGAAGCGGGCGCTACTGTTGATGACATTGTCAACAATACAGTCGATGCGTTTGATGTAGATCAATCCAGTAACGACAATCCCGGCAACTTCCCATTTTTTGATGTGTCAGATTTGATCGCTGACATTAAGCCCATTGACTGGCTGGTGCGCGATGCGTTTGAGGCGGATTCCCTGGCGCTGATCTACGGGCAACCGGGCGGCGGCAAATCTTTTTTTGCAGTCGACATTGCTTGCGCAATTGCCACCGGCAACGCGTTCTTTGAGCGCCAGGTCAAGCAGGGGCCGGTGTTCTATATCGCCGGCGAAGGCCACAACGGTCTGGCCAGGCGATTCAAAGCCTGGGAAGTGTCCCACGGTGTCCCGATTGTCCCAGGGACACTGTTCAAGTCGGGCGGCGCCATGGCGGCGCTTGATGAGGACAGCATCCGCGCGGTGTATGAGCAGATCGCACGCACGTGCGACGCCAGTGGTCAGGCACCGGCCTTCATTTGCATCGATACCTTGGCCCGTAACTTTGGCGCCGGCGACGAAAACTCCACTGAAGACATGTCGGTCTTCATCTCCCACCTGGACAAATGGCTGCGCCGGCCGTTTGGCTGCTGCGTGGCGACCGTCCATCACGCCGGGCACAACATGGAGCGGGCGCGCGGATCCTCGGCATTAAAAGCCGCGGTGGACGCGGAGTGCGAAGTCTCGCGGGATGACTCGGGCCTGGTCCGGGTGCGCTTTACAAAGATGAAAGACGCCGAGATTCCGCCCGAGATGATGCTGAAGTTAAAGGGCGTCGAGCTGCCCGGTTTGTTGGATGAAGACGGCAACCCGGTGACCTCCGCGGTGCTGGACGTGGCCGGCGACATGATCCATTCGCAGCTGGCCAAGCGCACCGACGGCACCCAGATCACGGCCATCGACGTGTTGAAGATCCTTGACCAGAAGTGGCACACGGCTCGCCAGCTGGAGGATCCGCTGATGGTATCGAAGTCCACTGCTGGGCGCGTCATGGGCGCATTGAAGCGCTTGGGATTTATAGGCGAGCAGGGCATCACGCAGGCTGGATTGGATGAGCTCTCGCGCGCCGGGCACGAGATTTTGGGGCACGGCAAACCTGTTTGGAAGAGATCAAAGTGACAAGTGTTTTGTCAGGATTTTGTAAGAAAAGTGTCCCAGAAACGCCTGGGACACCTTGTGATTGGACTGTCCCAGACTTGCTGGGACAAGAGTGGACACTAACCGTAAAACGTAGCAAACGTGCGGTAGTTTTGTCCCAAAACGATCTGGGACACCTTGGGACGGTCAGTGTCCCATGTCCCACCACCTTATATAAGGTGGGACAGTATGGGACACCCCTGGGACAGGCTTAAAAAAGGAGAGCAAAAATGACAATTTTTATCCCGGTGCTTTTCTTGTGCATCGCTGGCAATTGCGAGTTCATGCAGCAGACGCGCTACTTCACGAGCGAGGCGCTGTGCCAGGAAGTCCTGGTTGAGCAAAAGCAAAAAATGCACAACATGGCAACAGCATTGAACGAGGTGATTACGCAGATGGAAGGCACCTGCATTGACGCAACCATCCAAAGCACCATGATGGTCAAGGGGAAGCGATGATCAACCTCACCTTACCGTACCCACCTTCGGGCAACACGATGTGGCGCAAAGGGCAAGGCAGGACTTATCTGGGCGAGAAGGCCAAAGGGTTCTATCGCGACGTGCAGTACGCCGTCATGCAGCAGGGCAAGATGGTTAACCTGGATGTGCCCGTTATAGTCGAGTGCCGGCTGTATCCGCCAGACAATCGCCGACGCGATTTGGATAATGCCTGGAAGGTTTTGGCCGACAGTCTGACTCGAGCGCGAGTGTGGCAGGATGATCACCAGGTGCGCAGCTTGCATTTGGTCTGGCAGGATCCCGAGCCAGGCGGAAAGGTCGAGATCACAATTGCCTTGCATGGTGAGAGAATCGCATCATGATCAGAAAATTACCGATACTTACCGACATGGCAACTGAAGAATTGACAGGCCGCGATCGATCGGAGGCAAACCTACGCAAGGGCGGAGGCCGACCGAAGGGAAAGCCGAACAAAGTTAACGGCGATGTGAAGGCTATGGTACTGGGCGCGCTGGAACAAGTCGGCGGCCAGCAGTACTTGGCCGAGCAGGCCGAGGCTAACCCGACGGCGTTCATGTCCCTGGTGGGCAAGGTGCTACCGCGTGAGATGAAGGCCGAGGTATCCGGCGCGATTGAGTTGGTGCTGGCAGAGAAGCTCAAGCAGGCACGCGAACGTGTCTACTGACGTTCAGCACGAGCTGATCGACTTCATTGCCGGGTTCACGCACAACCCGCTCGGGTTTGTGCTGGCTGCGTTTGAGTGGGGCCAGGGCGAGCTGGTCGGCTTTGATGGACCTGACGAGTGGCAGCGTGATGCACTGATTGAGATCGGCAAGCGGCTGCAGGCCGGCATGTCGGCTGATGAGGCGATCCAGCTGGCGATTGCGTCTGGCCACGGCATCGGCAAGTCAGCGCTGGTGTCCTGGCTGATCTTGTGGGCGATCGCCACCCACGAGGACACCAAGGGCGTGGTGACTGCCAACACCGAGAACCAGCTCAAAACCAAAACCTGGGCGGAGCTGGCCAAGTGGCACCGCATCTGCCTGGTGCGCCACTGGTTTGAGCTGACCGCCACGGCGCTGTTTTCCAAGGATCCAGCGCACGAGAAGACCTGGCGCATCGACATGGTGGCCTGGTCCGAGCGCAACACCGAAGCGTTTGCCGGCTTGCACAACAAGGGCAAGCGCATCTTGCTGGTGTTCGATGAGGCGTCCGCCATCCCTGACCTGATCTGGGAAGTCTCGGAGGGTGCGCTGACTGACGCCAACACCGAGATCATCTGGTGCTGCTTTGGTAACCCGACCTTAAACACCGGGCGGTTTCGTGAATGCTTTGGGCGCTTTCGCCACCGGTGGATCACCCGGCAGATCGATAGCCGCACCGTGGCCATGACGAACAAGGCCCAGCTGCAGAAGTGGGTCGACGATTACGGCGAGGACTCCGACTTTGTGCGCGTGCGTGTGCGCGGCGTGTTCCCGTCGAGCTCGGCCAATGCGCTGATTGGACCCGAGGACGTCGAGCGCGCTATGTCGCGCCACTACGATGTGACACAGTACGAGTTTGCCGCCAAGATCCTGGGCGTGGACGTGGCTAGGCAGGGCGACGACAGCTCGGTGATCTACCCGCGCCAGGGCAGAGTGGCATTTAAGCCACGCCTTTTGCGCATCCCGGACACCATGTTGGTCGCCCAGCAGGTGGCCCTGTCGATGGACAAGTGGAAGCCGGACGCTGTGTTTGTTGACTCGACCGGCGGCTATGGCGTTGGGGTCGTGGATGCGCTGCGCCAGATCAACAAGACGCCGATCGAGGTGTACTTCAGCGGCAAGCCGCTCGATGGCCGGTACTT